CGCCTTGCAACTATAACGCTGCTTTAGGTACGTTGGTTGAAGCGTTCCCTGTGATAATTCCCTGACTAGCTATTTTTTGCAAATCCATGTAAGAACCATCGTTATTGTCTTCGAGTGGTGTATAGTTCAATTTATATTTCTCATCACTCAAAACCTGTGCAAATAACTTGCTATTTTTGCCCGTATCTGTAAAGGCTGTCGTTACATTATCAATTATTTGTCGTGCTTCGGTTGTGGTCATATTGCCGAAAAATTGCAAAATAGCAGAAGGTACAAAACCGTTTTTGAATTTGGCTATGTTGTATTTTGGGATTCTGTATTCTAGTTCAGCATAGAAACGGCTTGCAATATTTGAAGGTAAGCCCCAATAGAAAAAGCCCGGAGCGTAATTTTTTATTTGAACTGCGCTTCTTTTAGCCCCATTTATTTTCTCAAATGTCGGATATAGTGGTATTTGTACGGCAGTTGTTCCGCTATCAGTTTCCCAATCATTTGAAACACCAATGTACTTGATAATGTTAGTTTCATCTACCTTTTTAATCCCTACTTGATGTATAGGTATGTGGTAAATCATAACAATAGCTTTGCCCTCTCTAGTCGTTTCTACGAACTCTACAAAAGCATTACCAAAAGCCCAATAGTCGAAAAAAACCTTTCTAATAACGTCCTCTAAAGTTTCGTTATTAAAGTTTACATTGCCTATAAAATCATTCAACTTTTCAACCTTGCTATCTACTCCAAAAACCTTTTTAATGAAGTTTCTAAACGTCTGCAAATAAGGCGTTTTGTCGGATTCATAAGGAATAAACCCATCGCCCAAAGATAAGGTTGTTTTTTGATTCAAGATGTTTCTAAGGGTCGTGGAATTATTTACTAACGCCATTAAGCCCTTCAAAAAAGTATCTGAATTGTCAAAAAACCGTACCCATTTACCATCGGATAGTAAAATTTGGTCGCTATTGTTGTTGTTTTGCTCATACTCACGTGGCAAATCCTCTTGTAAAATAGGGGTATCTTTGCCGTGAGTAATCGCAGCACTCGCCAAAATAGTATCAGCTTTTTTAACTTGTTGTTGTGGGGTTTTATTCCGCATCTTCTATGTCGTTTTCAATTGAATCAATCAAAGGGCTTTTTGGAAACTCTTTTGAATATGGGAATTTATAGGTAGGGGATAACGAACCTAAAAAATGCGATTTCTTGGTTTTGTCGTGGCAACTGTGAAGATACCAGTCAGCTAGTTCATCTAGTGTAAAATCTTTCAACACTTTGTCCACACGTCCAAAGTGTTTAAGGTTTATCATTTGGCGACATTGTAAGAACTTTGGGTTAATTCTTAGCGTATTTTGAGGGTCGATATTTTTATTCTTAGCCATTTTTAAGTTCTATTTTTTTGGTATAAAAAAAAGGGAAGGATATTTTATTTTCCTCCCCTTTTTGATTATTATTTTGCGTCTTTATACTACCTAGACGGGAACAGTATCCGTGAACACTAATGCTTTGAAAGAAGCGATTGCAGTCAATGTAATCTCCTCTTGGTTAGGGTCTGTTTTAGCTACTCCAGAAGTTCCAACCGCAGCGGTCAAAAATGCTTCCTCGGTTTCTTCATATCCCCAAATCCACAAAGTGCCAGTATTTTCGCCATGGATAACGGTCATACCGCAGTTACAGTTTGTCAGTTCTTCGACTGCATTTCTGTAAACTTGTGAACGTCCACGAAGCGAAAATTTGTATTCCTGTGTTACTTGTGTAGCACCGTTTTCATTGGCTGTTGTTTCAGTAAAACCGCTTGTGTTTGGTGCAAAAGCGAATTTATAAAACACCTTACCAACGTCCATAGTGATACCGTTCACACTACCATCTACATCATAAGTCAAAGAAGCAATATCTTGTTTATCTGTGATGTATAGAAGGTTAGAACCCCCGCTTATTTTAGTCGTACAATCTCTTGTTACGCCACTTGTTAAACAACTCATAGTTTGCGGTTTTAGTAGCCTACACTAAATAGACTTTCGTGAACGTAATTTGTTCCAAGGTCAAAATTTGCTTTTACGTAGGTTTTTTCTGTCAAATCGTCTGTGAATACCATAAAGCTATTCAAATCGCTTGTCATATCCGTAGCAAAAACAAGGTTTTCAGGGGTTGTGTATAGGATTCTGTGAGTATCAGGTGCGCCCAAATCGTTTGTATCTGTAACATCCCACAAATAGTTAGGGATAACAGGGATACCATTGAAACGAACATCAGCAACGCCATTAACAGTCATAGAAACACCTACATAAACATTCGCAGCTTGCAAATCTTTTACATACCAATCGTAAACAGAACCCGAAACCATAAAGTATTTCATACTCAAAGGTAATCCTTTAAGTGCCAAAGGTGCATTGTCATAAACCTCTTGTAAGAAGTCAGTAGCATCGCCAGCCGCAAGTGGTGTGCCTGCGTTTGTATTCACGTAAGGCACTAGATTTTGAGCAACCAAAGCAGGAATATGTACTTGCCAAATACCATCAGCGATATTCAAATTAATATCGGTACTTGCTTTGTCGCCATACCAAAATAATTTTAAAATATCAGCAGCCGCACCTTCACGGGCTTGTTGCAAAAGAATGTCCATGATTTCAGTACCACTCAAATCATATTGCAAATTTCCGCTTTTGGTTTTTTCTTCCCAAAGGGTATTTTTGAACTCATCGTTGCAAATTTCCAAATTGATTTTTGCAGGACTTACAGAAATTTCACGTTCGTAAACACCTAATTTTCCGTTTGGTGTAAATCCGCATCCTGTTTTTTTCTGTACAATCCCTTCCAATTTGTTCACAAAGCCCATTTTTTGCTTGTTGCGAACGTTGGACATTAATTTAAACGCATTCAATCCAATCACATCTTTAAAAAGAGGTTGAAAGAAAATCATTGTTGAATTAATGCCTTTATAACTTACTTGTTTTGATATAAGTTGTGTTGCCATTGTATTTTTTTATTGTTGTAAACCAATCAATTAAGCGTTATACTGCTGTGGTTGCGGTCATTGTGAAAGTAAAAGAAGCAACAACGCCCTCGCCTGTTAGGGTAATAGTTTGCAAAGAACTGTCAGAACCTGCAACATCCGTTTCAATCGTCAAAGCGGTGTAAATGTTTTTCCAAGTTTGCGTCAAAGCATAAGGGAAAGTTTGAGCCGCAACTTTACTTTCAATAACATCCGTGTTAGAAGATGTCATCGCAGCCATAGACGGACTAGAACCGATTTTTTTAGCTTGCAAAGAAAACACATAAGCACCACCGTTTACTAATTCGGTATTGGTTGCCAAATAGTCCAATAAAGCTACTGTATCGCCTTGGTTGATAATCAAACCATCCGCAGGGAACAAAGTAAAATCCGCATCGTCTGTACTTGTCAAATTCAATTTTAATTGAACATTAACCCAATTAGATGGGATTGTATTGCCTGTTACACCACTTACGCCAACATTTGCAGGAAGTTCTTTTTTGTAACTCAAAGGCTCAGGAGCAGAACCAAAGTTTGAAGTTTCAGCACCGTAGAAGTACAAAGTCCAAGTGTTTGTTGTTACTAATACAGATGTATCTACGACAAAAGCAGTAGTGCGATTGTCGAAGTCTAAAGAAGCAACCGCAGTAGTAACACCGTCAGAAATTTCAACACGGTAATAACTCAAATCTCCGCTTGTGTTTCCTGTTAAAGGTGTGATTGTGGTGGTTGCACCACCCGCAGCAACAACATATTGAACAGAAGCCCAAAATCTTTTATCGTCAATTTTAAACCCCTTCATTTGCACTACGTTCCCAGCGTTTGCGTAGGGATTAATAGGCAGAAAAAAATTAGAGCCATCCAAAGCCCCTTCTACATATCCATTATCAGTAGCCATGTTATTTGAATTGATTTGTGAACATTTCTAATTGTTCTTTGTGAAGCTCTGTTGGAGCGAATAATTTAGCTTTGTTTGCAACTGTTACGCTTTGCTCAGATGCTTTGTCAGCACCTGCTAAAGGAGCACCTATTTTCTCTTCCAATTCTTTGATTTTCAACTTTGCAGCTTCTAAATCGGAATTATTTTCGATTGTTGCGGTTTCGGTTGTTACGGTTGCCGTTTCGGGGGTTGCGGTTACAACTTCTTCTTTGAAAAAACCGTGCTTTTTAGCAAGTTCTTTTGCTTTTTCGATTTCGGCTGCGTCTTCGTTTTCTTTTTCGTTTTGAATCTCTTTTACAGAATTTTTAAATTCGTTAGATTTAAAAAACGCCAAAAACTTATCCCAAAGCGTAGCTTCGTTTTGATTTTCAGTAGGCATATTTATAATTGTTTGTAATGTGTTTAAAAATTCCTTTGGAGCGTTTTTGTAGTCTTTGCAATTGTTGTAGATAGTAGCTGCGTTGGCTTTGTTCAATACTTCTATACCGTCCACTACATTAGCCACAAAACCCATATCTTTAGCTTGTTCAGCAGTTAGCCACGTTTCAGCATCCATCATTTTAAGAATCTCTTTTTTCGTGGTTTGTTTGCCGTTTGCTTCGATAGCTGAAACGTACATATCTGCTAGGTTATCTTGCATTGAATCTAGTAAGTCAGCGGTTTTTCTTAGTTCCCCACTTTCTCCAGCTGCAATGCTACTCGGATTATGAATCATAAACCAGCTATTTTTGGCCATGCTGCTATTCTTAGAAGCTAACAAAATAACGGTTGCGGCACTTGCTACCAAACCCATTCCAGTAGTTTCAACTCTTGCGTTATAGGATTTCAAAAACGCTGCTATTGCTTGCGCTTCTAACAAATCCCCACCACCGCTATTTATTTGCACGTTTATAGTGCTAGGCTTAACGGCTTTTATTTCGGATGCTACTTGGTTAAGACCAACGCCCCACCAGTCGCTAATTTCGCCTGTTAAAAGCAAATTAAGCGTATCACCGACTTGATTTAATATGTAAGGTTTTGTTGCCATTATGCCAAAAATACGAAGTATTGCATTTTGGACGTTGGTAGGATTTGGGTATTAGTTGTTTTTTGAGATAAAACAACAATAAGCTACTTTCTAAAATAGCTTTGAAACCGTTTTAGAATTACTCTAATCGTACTTTCTGGGATGCTGTACATATCTTCTAGTTGCCACATTGCAGCCCTTTTAATATCCAAGTTTTCAGCTAAGCAATGGGGATATTTTGATACCACAACAAACCGCTTAATAGTTAGTTCTGTGATAATGTTACGTTCCAATAAGTATGATAGCAACGCCTCATGATTTGGTGCTACGTCCTTCGACTTACACCAGTTCAAAAACTCGGTACTTACTATTTGTCTAAAGTCGTGCTTTGCTGCTTCCATTCGTTTGTTAGATACCTTAATTTGCTAATAACCAAAGCACGACAACCACCACAATTTATATCCTCTGGACGGTGTGAAGGTGCAATATATTGATTGTAAACTTCAAATAAATAAAGCAAGTATTTACGTGAGGGATTTGGTAACATTGGTGTTACTTTGTCCATCACGTCTATAACTTCCTGCTTCTTTTCGTTTGGTATTCTGTGATTTATTACCATTATCTTAATGTAGTTCTGACCTGTAATTTAGCATCGTTTTTCTGTATATCTTGTAAGTTGTTCAAATCTTGGATAACTTGGAGGTTATCTATACGGTTATTTGTAGCCCTTACCATTTCCATAGAAGCAGATAAAAAAGCGTTTACTTGCATATTCGCAGCATCTACTTGACTTGATACGCTTGGTGCGTTCATAGGTGCACCCAATATACCACCATTTGCAAACCTTACGCCACCGCCTGCAGCATTCATAGCTGATAATTCTCGCATAAACATAGATGTACTTCGCTTGTTTATAACGGCTTCCCCACCTTCTAATTCTACGTTACGCCCTCCGACCGTCGCAGGTATTCCACCGTTTGCGTGGCTGTTGCCCTCTAAAAGCCCACCTTTTGCGAATTTTTGGCTACTAATTGCAGCGACTTGTGTAGCTGTCGTAACAACCAAAGCAGCAGTTAAAACCGCCTTGATAACAGCATCAATGACGGGGTTTCCGCTTATCGTACCCGCCCAAATCCCTGTAACACCCAAAGCACCATTGATTAAAGCCTGTGCAATTGCAATGCCTTTTTGCGTTTCGGCTTGTTCCTTTTGGGCTTTTTCCTTCGCTTTGGTTTCCTTATCCAAAGCATCCTTTTCTTGCTTCAATTGTTGTTGTAAGAACTTCTTTTGCAGCCCTGTTGCGTTTTGTAGTTCTTCGTTTAGATTGTCTATACTATCTTGACGGTTTTGAATCGCAGCATCTAATCGCTCATTTTCGGCTGCATTTGCTGCTTCTGAAATATCGCTAATCGCTTGGAATGCAGAACCGATAACTGAAACAATAGTATCTTTTATTGCAGCGGTTGTCTTTGCCGTTTCTTCTAAGGTCTTTTTAACTATGTCTAAGCCTTTTGCAAGTCCTTTTTTAAAGACATTTTCAACCGCTTTTGTCGTATCTTGTGCAATTTTCAAACTAGCTTCAGCGGCTTTCTTTTCAGCTTCTAAATTCGCATCAGCACCGTCTTTGATAATCTTGTTTAGGTTATTTTGATGTACTTGTTCGCTTTGTTCATCTTGTTCCCTGCTAATATTCTTAACTTGTACAAGTTGTCCCCCACTTTCGGCAACAAACTTGATATACTCCTCACTATTTGCACCAAACAACTTTTTAAGATTAGCGGCTTCGTTTTCTACGTCCTTTGCCGTTTCCTCTAGTCGTAACTTTCTAGCTTCTTTTTCTAATCTAAACCGTTCTTGTTCCGCTGCAATTGCTTTGATTGTTTGGTCTTGGATATTGTCTATTTCAACTTGTATCAGTTCGTTTGATAGTTCTTTAACCAATAACAAACGAGCTATGTTATTCGCTTTTAAATCTTCTAGTGCTTGGTCTTGGTCTTTTTTTAGTTCCTCAATTCGTTTCTTTTCGGCTGCTGCGGCTGCTTCTTTTTTAGCTGCCAAATCTTCTACGTTCTTAGCTTGTTGTTTTAGCTTTTCGGCTTCTAAGTCCTGCGATTTATTAAACTCGTCTTGTGCTTTTTTGGCGTTATTAAAACCATCTTCAAAGGCTTGTCCTATGCCACGGGCAAAGATGTTGTTATTTGCAAGGGTTGTATTGATTTCTTTTAGCCTTTTGTCTAGTTCCTTTGTATCTCCGCCCGTTATAGCCGTTCCAAAGCGTTTAATGTTGGTAATAGCCTTTTCGATATTCAAAGACACCTCCGAAAATGTACGGACGGCAATGTTTTTGAACTCGGATAAGACTTCAATAACGCCCCCAATAACCGCAGGAAACTCGGTAAAAATAGAAATTACACCTTTTAAAGCTGTACCTATAACACTAAACACCCCACCAATTAACCCACCAGAATTTGACAAAGAAGTAAACGCATTTACAACGCTAAAAATAGCAAATGAAAACGCATCTATTACCTTTACAATAGTACCTCCAAAGGTGTTTAAAAATGCAGTAGCTAAGCCCGTTGCAAATGCTTTTATTCTTTCAAAAGACTTTGCAATATTTGCGAATGTTTCGTTTGTACTTGCCCCATTTTTTACAATGTCAGTAAAGGCGTTGAATATGCCACGCACAACATCACGTCCAACCGATAATTTAAGCAATGTTTTACCCAAAGAAGCCGTTGCTTTTTCGTAAAATCCCACTTGCCTACGTGCGTCCCCTGTTGCCTTTTCTTCTTTGACTAATAAATTAGTTAATCGTAGTTTTTCGGCTGCGGCTTTACGCCCTGCATCGGTATTTTTTAACTCGGCTTGTGTAAATTTAGACCATTCTAAGGTTGTTAGTGATAGCTGCGCACGCAAAGAAGCGATTGTATCTTTGCCCTCTTTTTGAATTATAGCCTGCTGTTTTGCTATCTGCTTTTGTTCTCTCAAAATAGCACGCTCAACTTCTAATTGTACTAACTCCTCTTGTGTTAAGCCCTTAACGCTTTTTGCAGTCCTGTCAATTTCCCGTGTTGCTTCTAAAAAGCCATTCCCCAGGTCTTGAACAATGCCATTACCACGCTCAAAACTTGCAAATGAAGACTTTACAACACCGCCCATTGTAGCAACTGAACCAGAAACAGTCTTAACGTCTTTGGTCAATTCATTTAAAGCCTTGCCGCTTGTTTTGTCGATAACATTCAACGTGTTAGCCACCAAGATTAATTGGGTATTCAAAAGCCCCAATAATTGCGTGGTTGTTTTTACATCGTTTTGCCCTTTGATTTCTATACTAAAACCTACTATTTTATCAGCCATTTGTTATACGCTTAAAAGTGATACCACGCCCTTTAAAGGTGTGCTTTGAATATTCGCAACGTCCGCAGCCGTTGGATGTATGTCTAAGTAAAATTTAAAATTCGTTGGAGAATCTGTCAAAGGGTTAAAGCCTTCTATTTCTTGAACTATAAATTTTTGACTATCTATGTACGCCTTTAATCGAAACGTAAAAGCGTTATTATCAATGCTGTTAAACCTTACATAGTTTTCTCGAATCTCCCCCGTTTCTTGTCGTAACGTGTTTTGAAGGTGGTAATTTTGCAAAAGTCCTATTGTTGTGATACCGTTTACTACTTCGTTTGCAAATGACAATGAAGGGTCTAAACCCGTGGTATCGTTATAGTTTACCATGAATGTAGCAGGTACAGAACTTGCACCTATCAAAGTAGCATCATCGTACAACTCGAAAGAACCATCACTAATATCAGTATCTAAAAACACCCTGCGCCCTGCATGGAATAAAATCCTAGGCTCTATATCAAAATCAGCATCGGCTTCTACCGCTGTGGGGTCTAGTACATAATTCCGTGGATAAATAAGCGGAAACTGTGGTATTATTAAAGTTTCAGGGTACTTAGCTTGCACGTCTGAAACGTGGATAGTTTTCACAAAAAACGGTACTTCCCAAGGATTTGTTTCTGCCAAATCTGCCCCATTCCCCATCAAATAATTGGCATCGTAAATCTTCAAATCGTTTACGCCTTGTATCCATGCTTCTGTATCATCTCCTGCGTCCTTCCAAGTGAATTTATGTAAGCCCTCTGTATTTTGCAAGTCAAATCTGCCCTCTTTGTCATAGTCTATTAATTGACTATAATCCTTTGTATCGCTGTCTTTATAGAAGCCCTCTATTGTTTCATCTATTGAGGTGGGGTTTGCGTTGCTTATGTATTTGCATTTGTTTCTATGTCTATCTAAAGGCTCAATCCTTACCGTTCTTTTATTCTCATCAGTTTCAAACGCCAAATTAAATATTGTTTTGAACCCGATAAGCATATCTAAAAACCGCCAATCTTTTAGTAAGAATTTAAAATCAATAGGCATTCCCAATTCCTTTG